AAAGGACTACTTGGTAGCTTCCTTAACGAGGAGGAACAGTCTGCTCCCACTTTAGTGGAGCAAATGGAAGAATCTGAAGATCCCGCTTCTTCTTCAGAAGAAAGCGATCTGTCTGATGATGATTCCGATCAGCCTGAGGTTGATGACAGTTCTTTGAGTAGGGGTGTCCAGAAACGCATTAACAAATTAGTTGCTGCGAAAAAGGCCGCTCAAGCTGAATTAGACTCGCAAAAATCAACTGTCTCCAAGTTGCAAAAAGAACTTGAGGAAGCAAAATCCTCTGCTCCTTCTGCAAATGTGACGTTTGATGAATACGTTGAAACATTAGATACCCCTAAAAAGGTAGAAGATGAATACAGACGAGCGTTAAATGTTCTGATGTGGTGCGAAGACAATATCAATGGCGGTGTTCTCCCAGATGGGCAGACAGAGCTATCCGATACTGAAGTTCGCGCCATGAAAAGAGCGGCGATGATGCGAAAGGAGTTAGAGTTACCTGCTAGGATGCAGTTTTTGCAGCAACAACAAGCGGCAGAAGCTGAGATTAGCACTAACTTTCCTTGGTGGAATAAACCAGAAACTGAAGAGTACCAAGTTGCTCAACAGGTTTTGCGTGAGTTCCCAGAGCTAAAAAAGCGTAGAGCAGACTGGAAACACGTTGCTGGATTGGTTGTCTTAGGTGCTAAAGCGTATGCAGATATGCAGACTAAAAAGAAAGCACCCATTGCACCTATCAAACGTGCTCCCGTACAGCCATCTGTAAAAGCGGTTCCGACACAAGCATCTCAAAGTGATTTAGTCAAAGCTCGTCAGAAGTTTGCAAAAGATTCTTCTGATCCTAAGGGGTTGAGTGACCTAGTTAAAGCAATGGGGTTTGTATAACCCTTCAGTTCATCTCTCACTTATTTATTTTATGGCTATTCTAACCGAACCTAATTTGTCTGGTCGTGGTAAACGCGAAGAACTCGCGGACATGATCGCTCTTGTTGATGCCCGCGATACGCCTTTTGTCTCAATGGCACGTAAAGGCTCAAAGCCCGGTAATATGTTGTTTCAGTGGCAGGCAGACACCAATCCTCAGCCTCAAGTTGGCGGGACTGTTGACGGCACTGATGTTAATCTGGTGACTGGTATCAGCAACTATGTTGTTGAGTACCGCAAACAGCTTGGTAACTACGGACAAATCTTCCGTCGTGCCACTGGTGTTTCTAAGTTGTCTCAAGATTTGGCTGATGTTGCTGGTGTTCGTGATTCTCTTTCAGACAACGTATCTAAGGCTATCATTGGCCTTAAGCGTGACATGGAAGTGACCATGACATCCATCCAATCTGGTCAAGCAGACAACGGAACCATTCCTTACTTGACTTGCGGTATCCAGAAATGGACTAACGGCGATGCAAGCGTTGGAACTGGGCTTCCTAGTTTGGTTGATGGTACTCTTGATCTTACCACCCCTTCCACCTCGCGTCAGGGTAGTGGTAGTGCTGCTGCTAACCTTACAGATACGCTTGTACAGAGCTTGCTGAAGTCAATCTTTGACATCACTGGTCAGTACAAATCGTTTGATTGTATCGTTGGCACAGACCTCAAGCGTGCGTTTACTGGGTTGCTTGGTACAACGTCTTTGACCACAACGTCCACTGTTGGCGTTACTGGTGCTGGTGCTACTAAGGTTCAGACGTTTATGCGCGAAGCATCTGCTGACACTTACATCCAGTCTATGGATGTATTTCAGGGAGACTTTGGCACAGTGCGTTTGCATCCCACCACGTTCCTTGGCGCAATCAATAGCCCTTCTACGGGGTTATTTACAACGCAGGGATGGCTTGGTTTGGTTCTTGATATGAGCCAAATTGAAATCCGTTACGGAGGCAATGTGGCTCAAGTCACTGCGCTTCCCGACGCTGGTGCTGGCCCCCGTCGGTTGGTTGAAGCTGTTGCAGGTTTGGTTGTCGGGAACCCTAAGGGTCTTGGCAAGTTTACCTTTACTGCTGCTTAATCTCGGACGCGAGATCGGGAACGCCGCCAAGAGTCAACGGGCGTGACAGCGTGGAGAGACACGCACACTTTTTAATCGCGGAGTAGCTCAGTGGTAGATCGCTTGGCTCATAACCAAGATGTCGCTGGTTCGATTCCAGCCTCCGCAACCATTTTTATGATTGAAATAGACGGAGAGTTGGCAAAACAAGTTGAAACTGAACTGCGCACAGGCTGGTTAAAAAACCAAATTGATGCCCGTGTTGAAGCAAAAAAAATTGCTAAGACAAACACAATCAGACACAAATCTGTTGAAGGTCTTGGTCAATTAACCGCACGTATTCCTGTTACGGCATTCCACTTTTGGGGACAAAAACTAGGATATGCTTGTTGGAATGACCAACAATTTATGGATGAGTTTCTTCGTGACAATCCAGAACTTCGTGTTAATAGTGGTGGCACTAAAGAAATTTCTGTTGGTTGGACTCCCAATCTTTCTCCTAAGTAATGAAGACAGTTCCATTTAGCGATATTTTAGCTGGTGTTTGTCAGCTTGTTGGTCTTGATAGAAATACGCTAAATGACAAAGCATTTGCCGCAGTTCGCGATCTTGCTGCTCGCAGAATGTCCATGATTTGGGATCGGGAAGAATGGCCCGATACCGAAAGAGTATTAAATACATTTGTTGGCACTCCAGTTATAGCGGCAACATTTAATGTTTCTGATATTGCAACTGAATCTGGAGTTTCTATTTTAATGGAAAGTGGAGTTGCTATTTATACGGAAACTACAAGTTCTTTAAAGATAAGATTAACTCTTGAGACAAATGAATTTCCTAGAACATATTTAGCTGAATTTCAAGATAATGCTTATAGGAAAGGAACAATTGGCGAAACATATTTACGAGTTCTTAATTCATTTTACATAACCAAACCAGATGGCACTAAAATTAGTTTAACTGGTAATTTATATGTGTTTGAATATGTAACAGCTACTGACGGATTTGGAGAATACATTACCGATGTAAATATTGAGGTTGAAATTGGCACATTTTTGTATCCAACTTATAAAGGGGCAAATCATCCATTAACTACAAAAATAGTTTTTCAGAAAAATCCCAATCTGCTTGTTTGTCTTCAAGACAATGTACTGCAAGGGCTTGCTGCATACACGGGAGATCCAAGGAATACCACTAAACTTAAACCAGATAGGTTTATTGTTGAAGATCTTGGTGATAAAAATGATATTTCTGTTGGTGGTTCAGCTAAAACGCAAGAGTTTTCGTATTTAAGATTTTATAACGATAGCGAAAAGTTTATTACATACAGAAAGCCATGCCCTAGATTTTTTGGATTAGCATACAACTCGACGCTGCCATATGCTGCTGGTGCACAGGCATTTTATGATCCGTATCAAGCTAGTGCAGCTTATAATCCCACAAACAATGGTGCTGTAGTAAAAGGAGATTTTTGGGATGCAAACATAGCGACTGACAGGGGAATCCCGCCTTCAACAACTAGTTTAAACTGGAGTGTTGTAGAAATCCCTTACAGGTTTAAAGATTTTTTGATAAACGGAACATCTGCTGACTTTTTAAGATCTGAAGGACGGGCAGATGAGGCTAATATTTTTGACAATTTAGCAGAAGTGTCTGTACAGCAACAAATTGATGTCTTATTAAGACAACAAGGTCAAGTGATGCGAATGGATATGGCTTACACTTACTAATATGATTACAAAATTTATTATGAAACGTAATGTCAATGCGGGGTTGCCATTCAACAAAAACTTTGCCAGAGTAGAGGTTCATTCTAATGGCAGTGAGACTTTTAAATTTAAAAAATTTAAAATATCTGCTGGCATTTCTGATAGAATTCTTACAGAAACTGGCAGCTACTTAAATACCGAGAACTCAGACAGATTGAACACTAATTGATATGGGAATTAAAATTTCAGATTTTTTAAGTGCAACAACTCCACTGAGTGGGACTGAACTTGTTCCAATTGTTCAAGATGGAGTAACTGTTAAAACAACTGCCGCAGCATTTAAGACAACAAATGCAGCAGACCTTGCAACTGGAACTGTTGCGATTGCTAGGTTGCCAGTTTCAAGTCAATCATCTGCTGGTATTGTTCGACTTGGAACAACGTCTGGCCTTGCGTGTGAAGGTAATGATGCTCGTTTGTCTGATGCCCGTATTCCTCTTGGTGGTGCTGGTGGAGATTTAACTGGAGCATATCCAAATCCAGCACTTACAACTACTGGAGTTGCTGCTCTTACTTATGGTGGAGCAGGTAGCATTGGTGTCTTTGCCGTTGATACTAAAGGACGCATTACTGGAGCTACATCTCAGGCTATAGCTATTTCTGGATCTCAAATTACAAGTGGCACTATAGCTAATACATATCTTCCAGCGGGAACAACTGCTGCTGTTGGAGTGCTTCAACTTGGAACAACTGCGGGAACCGCTATTCAAGGAAATGATCCTAGAATTGGCTATGGTGGTGGATTTCTAGTTTTTAATACTATTGGCGCAAACCAAAGTATTGCTGCAAATAAAATTCCTTCATACGTGACTAGAGTTAAAGTTACAGTTATTGGAGGTGGGGGTGGTGGGGCTGGTGGGGCAGCAGCAGGAAGTGGTGGATCTTCAATTTTTAGCGTTAGTGGTATAACTGTTACTGCAACTGGAGGTGCTGGAGGAAGTGCTTCAGCTTTTGGTGCAGGGGGAAGTGTTGCGGCAGTTGCTGGAGTTGTTGGTGCTGGAGTTGGAGGATCAGCAAATGGAAGTAGTGGAGTTTTTTCTATTGATAATGGAATCGGAATGGGAGGGGGCGCAGGATCATCTCCTATATCAATCGGAGCTAATGGATATGGCGGGGGTGCTGGAGTTGGATTTGGTGGAGGAGGCACTTATGGAAAACCAGTTGGAACATTAGTTATTTCTGGGGGTGCTGGAGGAGGGGCTTATGCATCAATTCAAAGTGGAATTATTGGTGGAGGAACTGGATCAGACGGAGGAATTGCAGGAACTACTGGTGGAACTTTCTATGGCGGTGGAGGTGGAGCATCTTCTGGATCATCATTTAATTATGGAGGAGGGGGAGGAGCGGTTGCTGTATTTTACATTGCCTTAAATGGAGCAACATTATATACAAACGCAATTACAGTTGGTGCTGGTGGAGCATTTGGTGGTGCAGGTGGATCTAATGGAGGACAAGGAGTTGTAGTTATTGAATGGTAATTTTATGTTTGCACTTATATCTACATTTGAAGCAGAACAACCATTTCGTTTTTGCGAAGTTGCTTTGGAAAAGTTTCCAGTAACTGAAGGCGCATTATTTTGGGTAGATTGTCCAGAAGGCGTTACTCCTCAAACACATAAGTACACAACTTCTGGATTTGAACCTATTCCTGAACAAGTAGAACAGCAGTAATCTGTTTAATTTTATGGCCGACATCAAAATTTCTGCGCTTCCAGTAGCATCATCTGTTTCAGATGCTGACATTGTAGTAATTAACCAAAGTGGAGTTACAAAAACAGCTACTCGTGGGCTTGTAAACACTCCTACTGGCATTCTTCCAGTTGCAAATGGTGGAACTGGAGTTTCCATATCTAGTGGCGCAAGTTCTGTAGTTTTGCGTGATTCTAGCCAAAACATTACGGCAAACGCTTTTTTTAACAATGTTTCAAGCATCACTGCTTCGGGAACTCCGATTGTTTTAACTGTTGCCTCTGCTCCTGTTAGTTTGGTTACTGGTTCCGGCGGTCAAGTCATCAAGCTTCCTGATGCTACTACGCTAACAAATGGCACTATTTTTTCGTTTAACAATAACCAGTCAAGTGGAGCAATTAGCGTAAACAACAACTCTAATACGTTGGTTGTCTCTGTTCCTTCAGGTGGATATACAACTGTTGTGCTGCTATCAAATGCAACAGCAGCAGGGTCTTGGGATCGACACGACCAAAGTCCGTCAAACGTCTCTTGGTCAACCAACACTTTTGACTATCTAGGCTCAATTACGAGCGCAACTTGGGATGGAGTTACAGTTGCTGTAAATCGAGGTGGTACTGGAGCTACATCGGCAGCATCTGCCCTTGTTTCTTTAGGCGCACAAGCTGCATTAACATCTGCATCACCACTTGCGCTTTCACAAGGTGGCACTGGTCAGACAACTCAACAAGCGGCCTTAAATGCCCTTGCAGGAGCGGTAACGGCTAATCAAGTCCTTAAGGGTAATGGCACAAACGTATCTCTTGCTGCATTAACATCAGCAGATATTCCAACGCTTCCTATTTCTAAACTTACTGGAGTTGCAGCATCTGGTGCAAATTCAGACATTACCTCTGTAGGATTGGCTACGGGGACAGTATCTACTACTCCATCGGGCGTTACTGATATTGTAAACAAAGCATATGCCGATTCAATTGGATCTGGGATTAATTTCCATGATGCGTGTGATTATGGCACAATTGCCGTGCTTTCTCCGACAGCAACTTACAATCAACCCGGTGGTGCTGGTGTTGGTGTTAATGCAACGCTAACTGGTCAGACAAACACTGCACTTCAAATTGATGGAGTTACTGTTGCAGTTGGAAAACGTGTCTTAGTAAAAAATCAGACAAGCGCAGTTCAAAATGGCGTATACAACGTAACCCAGCAAGGTGATGGATCTACTGTTCCATACATCCTAACACGCGCATCAGATTACGACACAAGTGGTTCTGGAACCAATGAAGTTCAAGCTGGTGACTTTATTTTAATTCTTAATAGTACGTTGGCTAATACCGCTTGGGTACAACAGACTCCTGCGCCAATTATTTTTGGAACTACAAACATTTCATTCATTCAGTTTGCTGCTGCTGCTGCTGGTGTAAGTTCGTTTAATACGTCTCTTACAGGGTTAACGCCCAGCACCAACACAACTGGTACAGTTACGCTTGCTGGAACCCTTGGAATTGCAAGTGGTGGTACGGGTACTACAACACAACAAGCAGCATTAAATGCTATTTCTGGCACACAAACGGCAGGTTACCATTTTCGTTCTGATGGCACAAATGTAAGCCTTCAACCTTTGAGTCTTGCGGATGTTACCGCAGGAACGCTAGGGGTTGTTTATGGTGGTACGGGAGCAACTACTCAAGCCGCAGCATTAACGTCACTAGGGGCACAGGCAGCACTAACTACGGCTGCTCCTCTTGCTTTAGATAAAGGTGGCACTGGACAAATTACATATACTGATGGGCAGTTGCTTATTGGAAATACAGCTACGGGAGGTTTAAGCAAAGCAACCATTACTGCTGGTTCAAATGTAACTGTTACTAACGGGAATGGGACGATTACAATTGCTTCAACGGGTGGTGCTGCTGGTGTCTCATCATTTTCTGCTGGTACTACAGGTTTAACGCCAAACACAGCAACAACGGGCGCAGTATCGCTTGCTGGAACGCTTGCGATTGCTAATGGTGGAACTGGGCAAACAACAAACGAACTAGCTCGAAATGTTTTGGGAAGTATTCAGGCTGTTGTAGTGCGACACGCAAGCGCATTAGTGCTACAATCTGTTGGAACAATAACTAGTGCCGTTTTTACATCTGGATCTGCTGTTGTTACATTTGTAACTACAACAGCAACACTAGCTGTTGGACAATCTTTAAGTTCAGGAATTACTACTGGTGTAATCAAGTCAATTGATAGTCCAACGCAGATCACCATGAGTGCCACGGCAGGCGCAACCACTACAGTAAATCCAACTGTATATAACTCAACAATTTCAACTCTTGTGTCGTCATCTATTGTTACAATGGATAGTCGCACAATCGTTGTTGGTGATGTTGTGCTGCTTGGGGCACAAAGTGCAACTGCCCAAAATGGCCCTTGGATACTTACATCGCTTGCAGGTAGCGTAATGAGTTTTGTTCGCCCTTCTTATTGGAGCGGAACAATTTTTGGAAATACCTTATTTTACGTTCAGCAAGGGCCAACTTATTTTGGACAAATTGCAACAGTAACTGGAGGAGTTTCAACTGGATCAAGCGTTGGAGTTGATGCGTTTACTGTTTATACCGCAGTGAATAGAGGAAATGTCGCAACCCTTTCGGCAAATACTTATACAGCAGTTCAAACATTTGTAGCTAACAGTCCAACAGGATCTGCGCCATTTAAGTTTTTAGGATCTGGATCTGGATTAAACACAACTCCAATTGCACATCAAGTAGAATGGGATGGAAGCACAATGTACGTCACTAATGCTTCTTCTATTCGCAATTCGTTATTTTACGGATCGGGTGGAACTTTTACTGGAGCAGTTGCTTTAAAGTCACTTTTTGAAACAGCAGCAAATCCCAATATCTCTGCGGGAACTATTACTTTAGATCTTTCTACAGCATCTTATTTTAATGTTACATTAAGTTCAAATGTATCAAGTTTTAATATCTCTTTTGGTGGAACCCCATTAACTTCTTTATCAAGTTTTACACTTGAATTAGTGCAAGATTCTACTGGAGGAAGAACTGTTGCATGGTTATTTTTTGGAAAAACGCTTAAATGGGCTAATGGAGTTCCTCCCACACAAACAGTAACTGCTTTTAAATCAGACATATACACATTTATAACTCGTGACTTTGGAGCTTCGTATTATGGATTTGTCAGGGGTCAAAACTTCTAAACAATATGGAGTGGCTTAAACAAATTCTTCCAACAATTGTTTGCTTAATCATATGAAAACACTACTCGCACGCTTGCAAGAACCTTCAACTTACGCCGGACTATCTGCGCTACTAGCCTTAGCTGGCATTCAGATTCCTGACGCTAAATATCAAGCCATTATTCATGCTGTTGCTGCGATTGCTGGGGCTGTAGCAATCTTTTTAGGAGAAAAACCAAGTGCTCCTACTCCTCCTTCAGGCTCTTAATTCGTGGTTGCAGTTGCGAGTTGTCTCAGCACACTGGGAGTTGACTCGTGAAATAGAAAAATACTGCGATGCCACAGAAAATGCCATATTGGAAGCTAGGAGCGTTGGGAATGACGCTCTTGCTGACAGGTTGCGCGAGCGTTTCGCACGTGCCTCAAGCATCGTTGTGCCCACCGCTGGGAGTGTTGCATCTACAGCAGGGGCAAATATACCAAGCACAAAGCCTTGAGACTTGGCATTCAGCCGCTAGGTATCAAGCACTTGAATTGCAATTGATAGATGCCATATCGGCCCTTAAACACGCTCAAAATAAATGAATAATCATATTAACGACATTTTAAGCGTGGGATACGTGAATGGAATTGCGGTTGTTATTTCCGTGAGTGACATTGAGACGGGATTGCGTGTTTTCTCGCTGCTTTTAGCAACTGCATACACAACTTACAAATTTTATAAAGCCATCAAAACCAAATGATAGCACCACATCCAAGTGAATCTCCCGAAGACTTTTTGGAAAGAATTGTAATTGGACTTGGAGAACACTTTGATGTTATTCAGTTGTTTGCTCAAACGGAAAACTCTGAATTTACTGACACTTTTAATGCAGGAAAAGGTAACATTTTAGCCCGTCAAAAACAAATTGAGAATTGGCTGGAAATGGGTGGTGGACAAGAAATTGAGGAGCAAGAAGAAAACGAGCAACAAGACGAGGACGACGAATAAATCGTTATGGCAAATATCACTCGCAAATGGAAACGCTGGATGGCTGTAGGTTGCTCTCATGGGCATCTTGCTGATCAAGCGTTACTGCGTCAGGTTCTTGAGTTTAAGAAGAGGTTTAAGCCCGAACTTACCATCCATTTAGGGGATGCTATAGACTTAGCTGCCCTTAGGTCTGGAGCAAGTGGTAGTGCCGATGAGGCTTGCGATCCCGAAGGTGATTTGAACGATGGCTTATCGTTTCTCTCACAGTTACAGCCTCAAGTTTATCTGTTAGGCAACCATGAAGCTAGGCTAGTGCATTTGATGTCATCGCCCAAAGCAATCGTGTCGGCACTGGCAGCACGAGTTTACCAGCAGATACAAGACCGAGCCAAAGAGATTAAATGCAAGGTTATTGATTATAATTTCCAAAGTGGCTGGTATCCATTTGGAGATTGTTTAGCAGGTCATGGCTACATGATTAATGAAGCTGCCATACGCGATCACGCAGAAGCCATTTGTTCGGGCAGTCACAATAAAGTGATTCTGGCTCACCTGCATCGAGTCACACAGGCTGAGGGGCGCAACAGAGCACATCCTACAGGGTACTGCGTAGGCTGGCTTGGTGATCCTAAGCTAACAACCTATGCGGCTAATCGCAGGGCAACTAGCTCTTGGTCACGAGGCTTTGCTTGGGGAGAATATTGTCAAGATGAAACACAAATATGGCTAGCAAAAGAAACACGATCACAGACGTTCCGACTTCCAGTGTAAATTGGTTATCAGAACTAGTAAATGAACTTGCCGTTGGGTTTCCCCCGAAAGGCGAGGGCTGGGCTACAATGACGCAAATCTGCGAGCAAACAGGACGAGATCATCAATGTATGCGCCGGATACTAAAACAGCGCAATGCTGAGGTTCGTAAGTTCAAAGCACTTACAACAGGCGGTAAGTGTATTATAACTCCACACTACAGGTTTTCTAAATGAGCAACAACTTTGAAACAGCACTAAAGTTTGTATTTGATCACGAGTGTGAGTTTAGGAAAGGCCATCATGGTGACATGGACTTTGTAGTGTCTGAAAATGTTGCTGGGGACGCTGGTGGATTGACTAAATACGGAATTGATCAACGCAGTCATCCTGCTGTTAATATTGAAAGTCTTAGCGAAGAAAAGGCTATTGAAATTTACCAAAAGGAATACTGGGAAAAATACCACTGCGACAAGTTAGAGTGGCCCTTGTGCGCCGTTGTGTTTGATTGTGCGGTAAATATGGGTGGAGGCATGGCAATCAAGCTTTTGCAACGTGTTTGCAACGTAAACGATGATGGCGTTTGGGGGCCAAACACACAAGGAGCGGTAATTTGTGCTTGTAAAATTCGTGGCGCAGAAGCTGTTGCTTTAGAAATTTGTGATAAGCGTGATAAATTTTATATAGAACTTGCAAACAAAAAACCCGTCCTTGCTAAATTTCAACAAGGGTGGCTTAATCGAGTTGAAGACCTTAGAAAAACAATTGTATGAGCTTAATGGACTCTCTTAATTCAATGCTTGGTGCTGGCAGTAAAAATACTTGCCCTGACTGTCAGTCGCCAATGAAAGGTGGTCAGTGTGATGAGTGCGGGTATGGACAAGAAGATGATTCTGGGCAAGACACTCAACATGAACTTATGGAAATGCAGAACCTGTTGGATCTGAAAGATGCACTCCAAACAGCAATGAAAATTGTTGACCGCATTATTTTGTCTCAGACAAACGAGATGGACTAATTTTTTGTTTATCTTGTATGCCAGACAATTTATCTCCTCAGTTTTTACAGGAGGTCGATAATAACTTTATCGGGGTAAATTCACGCCTTGACCCTAGTAATTTACAGCCTGGATTTGCTCAGTCTGCTTACAATATTCGCCTTCAAAGAGGTATAGCCCAACCAAGAAAAGGCTGCGCTAGATTGACGGATCAATCGCTCAACTCTCAGACAATGGTTGGGTCTGGGACGTATGTTGATGGGAATGGTAGAGACAATATTGTCTTAGTATTTACAGACAGGTTGTACTTGTATAATACGGAGCTTGCTGCGCTGTCTGCTGCAAAACCATTTCCAAGTCAAGTAATTAATGGAAATACCTACTACAGAAATATTGAAAATAATGCAGAGATTGATGTAGTTCAGGCACTTGATAGAATCTACATTTTTCGTGGTCAAGAAACTAATATTAGGTACGGAGTAGGTGGAGCATCCACAAGTTGTGCGCTTAATTTGACCCATGCCTCCGTAGCAAGCGGAGCTTCTGTTACTGTTACTGCAACTTGGGCAAATACAGGAGGAACAGCTCTTTTACCTGCGTATACACCTCCAACGTATTTAATTGGCGATGAGGTTACCATTTTTAACATTACTGACAATCAGCACGTATCTTTTAACAATACCTATGTTGTAACGTCTGTTTCTGGAGGTTCCTTTACGTTTGTTTACACAAACAATACTGGGTCAACCATAACAACGTCAGGACAACCATACTATGCGTGTGTTGTTAAAGTTAAGCCTCCATTAGTTTTGCAAGAAAATGCATCTTTTGTAGATGTTGTCCCACAGACTTCAATTTATGGAAATGTACAAACTCAGACTGGATTCACTCCAGCCACGGGAAGTTTGCCGCCTTCTGACTTTGGATTTTATTTTCAAAACAGAATAGTCACTAAATTTCAAGACACGCAAATAGCTGTCAGTGATATTTTGTCTCAAACTGTTGATTTTCAAGTAAATACTTTTATTGTTAACCAAGGTGGTAATGATTCTATTGTTGGGGTACTTCCTTGGATTCAAAACCAGTTTTTGGTGTTTATGAAAAAGTCGGTTTACATTGCGTATGTAGATCCTCGCTTTGACCCAAACGCGCCCGATCAAAGTCAAATTACAGTTGTTACCACTCAGGTTGGTTGTTTAGCCCGAAAAAGTATTACGTCTGCTGGTCAATTTGTGTTTTTTCTTAGCGGCAAAGGGGTTCATGTTATTACTCCACAGCTTGACTTAAAATTGTTAGGTCAGACACTTCCATTGTCTGAACCTGTTGATGATTTTTTTGATAACGTCAATTTTAGTTCAGCAGGAAAAACTGTTGCAAGTTATTACGACAACAGATTTTTTATTGCACTGCCCATAAATGGCTCAACTAGACCAAATGCTATTCTTGTGTACAACACGCTAAACCAGCAATGGGAAGGCATAGACACATACCCAAGTGGTATGTACATTGATGACTATGCTATTTGCCAGTACAACAACAAACGCAGACAGTTTATAATGACCAGATTTAATGGAGTGTTGAGTTATGGTGGAATTTTTGTGACTGAAGAGTTTGATGGTGGTGATCAGTTTACGTCTCTAAGTGGATCTCCTGCCCTTCCATTTACAATTCCTGCTCAAATTTTAAATTCTAGTGCCCGCCTTGAAAAAATTGATGCTCGCATTAGGTCGAGGCAATACACATTTGATAATGTACATGAAAAGCGGTTTTTAAAGGCTGAGTATCAATTCAATAACTCCGCTGGAGATTTTGTAACGCTTTACGCTAGGACGCATGATCCTGATTTTGAAGAAGCTGTTATGTCTTATCAGTTTTCTGGTTCAGCTACAACTGATGCCACATTGCGCCCAAGGATTGCTTTAAGGGGCGCGTGCATGGACATGGAAGTTCAATTTATTACTGGAAGACCAGCATTGAAAACTGCCGTGCTATATGCTATTGTTGCGAATAGAAGTATGGTATCACAGGAATAATTTATGGCTCAGATAAATAAAGGAACTACCTATTCAACTGGGGATCAAGTTACGGCAGCAAATCTTAATGCTTTGGTAGACAATGCATTTTTAACTTCTGGTGCAATAAATGAACAGCCATTGACGTCTGTTGTTAGCCAATCAGACAGAGTTTTATTGGCTCAAGGGAACACGCTTAGAAGCGTATACCTTTCGTCACTTACGGCATCAATCACTCCAGACACTGCGTCTCTTCTAAAAAAAGATGGATCAGTGCCACTTGATACTAACGCACAATTAACGCTTGGTACAACTAATCAAATTTCTGCCCTTAATGCGGCTTCTAAAGGTTACGTAGATGCCACTTCGCTTCCGTTTACTGGTGGAACCTTGACTGGCAATCTTACATTAACGACAGCAGCTATTATAACGCTATCTAAAGATCCTGTTGGTGCGCTTGAGGCTGTTACAAAGCAATATGTAGATGCTAGAAGTCTAAAATGTAGTGGTTACTTTTCATCTACTACTGTACTAAATCCACCTAGCAATACCCTTGATGAATCTAAGTTTCTGTCATGCCAAGGATCTCGGTCAACAGGGTCAGGCACTTTAACGATTAACTTTAGTTCACTGGATGCTCGGTACAAAAGTTCTACTGTTCCATTTTTTTTAGCTGGTCAGTATGTTGGAATAAAGACAGTAAGTGGAGTTACTGCTCGTTTATACAAGATTATTTCGGTTGATTATACAAATAGTACGTTTACAATAACAACTCCCGAAACTACTGTATTTAGTGGAGCAGTACAGTTAAGTTGCGTTTACGACAACTCCCTTAACACAGATGCAAATACTTTTAACTGCAAGAGTGTGTACCTTTGTTATGCCTCTAATAAGCACTATGTAAATTACTGGAACGACACAGTAACTGGCTTAAAAACAAATACGAATCCAACTGAGTTTTTTAATACTGTAGTTACTGGTCAAGGAAGCACATATAATTATGATGTTTTAAGTTGTAGGTTAATGATAAATTTATTTCAGAGAAACTCTTGGCAATTTAGTCAAGATGTACCTGAGGGATTTGGTTCCTTTTCAACTGGTTGCCATATTGGATATTTTTATAATAATACTAATGGATCAGATTACGCTTACCAATACAGAGCAACATTTTTAATAACGTGAAAAAACTAACGCTTGATTTGCTTGAGCGTATTATTGATGCAGTTTATGAGAAATCTAAACACAACCCAGACATGGAAATTGGAGATGGAACAAGGCACAACTGTGCTGAGTACATCTGTTTCTATGCCTTCCATAAAGGGTTGTTTTGGAGTGAGCAAGATGGTAAAATTGTTGGTGTTTCAACTGCTCATCCCTCTCGTGCTGAATTTGGTTGGGAATGGCCTGAACCAGACAATGGTATATGGACAGCGCATCTTGTCTGGGCCGATAACATCCAAGCTCATGCTGAAATACTCAGAGATTTTTTGTCTGAACAACAACATCCAGTCACACAGTTGTGGACATGGAGAAACGACACGTTCATAGAACTTACTGCGGCTAAACTTAAACGACTATTTTTATATGGGAAAAGGCGGAGGATCACCAGCACCACCAGCAGCACCTAATTACCAAGAGTCCATGCGGTCTATCTTGCAATCGCAGATCGATTTAGCACCTCAGGTATATGAACGGGAAGCTGAGTATCAACCCAAGTATCAACAGCTTGAAAGTCAAGTTCAGTCTCAAGCTGCAAAAGATCAGCTTAAGCTTTATGGCGATTTACAACCTGACTATTCCAAGCTAGAAGACGCTTACACAACTTCGACGCAACAGAATCAGCTTAAAGGTCTTCAAGAACGTGCGCCAAGTTATGTTCAGGCTTTTAAACAAGCACAAGGAACTGCTGGGATAGACAGTGCCGTAAAGGGATATGCTGAAACAACTTTAGCAGATCAAATGAAACAAGGGTTTAAGTTGAACCCGGAAGAACAACGGCAACTTGAACAATCAACTTTGTCTGGATATTCAGCTAGAGGTACTGCTCTTGGTAATCAAGCTGGATTAGCAAATGTCTTAAATAGATACCAGTACGTTCAGGGAAGGCAACAGAACGCACTGTCTCAAGCAACAGGAATTGGTCAGTACCTTACTAATCAATCTGCTGCTCCGTTGACTTCGTTTTATCAACAGCCAATGTATGCTAATACTGCTGGTGGCAATACCATTCAGAACTCCTTGGCTGCTCAACAGCAAGCTGGAGCACAGATCTTTAATCCCGAATCTCAAGTAGGCATGGGTTCCATTTATGGAGCTTATAATGCCCAATCACAGTACGCCGCTGGCATGGCACAAGCTGCCGCTTCAAAGTCTGCTGGACAATCAGCTATGATTGGATCTATTGGTGGTGGATTGCTTATTGGTGGTGGTATAGCCATTTTCTAATGAACTTATCAAAAACAATTTCTGTAATTAAAACAGCACTAAAGCACGCACAAAGACCAGCAATTTTGTGGTCTGGTGGTAAAGACAGTACTGTGTTGTTAGATATTGTTTTAGGAATGCATCCAGAAATTGAAGTTATACACTGGAAGCTTCCATTTTTGTCTGAAAAATACACGCACCATCATTTTGTGCAGGAAGTGAGAAATATGACTGTGCATGACTGGGTTCCAGCTACTGTTGCTTTAACTCACGGAAATGGCAGGATAGACGTTTGTGAGACATATACAGTGGGTGATGGGTCTATTAAGGTCATGCGAGGCACTGAGCCATTTGAAGAATCTAAACCTTGGGTATGTGGGAAAGAATGGCTTAATCGCCCAAAAGCCATAATCCACTCTGATTTTGATGTCTTACTGTGCGGGCACAAATCATGTGATGAAGATCCAATTACTGGCAAGATACCGCTTGAGTTAGACATGAAATATGCTGGGCCAAACACTCAAGTATGGTTTCCAATAAGGGATTGGTCGGATGAGGATGTTGCTTCTTATATTATTGATAATGAAGTTTCTTACGATACAAACAGATATGACGGAAATATTGTTAGCAAAAAAGACAAGCAATATAACTCTGACTACGTTCATGCCTGTTTTAAATGCGTGAACAAGTTTGAACCTGCATTTGTGCATTGTCCGAAGTTAGATATTGATGTAGAAAATTTACACCAAAATGTCTTACACGAACAACCAGTCCTTCCCTACTGCAATGTCCGAAGTGGATTGCAAGACTTGCGGAGCTTGTTGCAATCACAAGTGGAGTTGGCCCATTCTGAAAAGAGATCGATCTGATGCGGTAAACATTCCACAGGAATATGTCAGACAAGATTACCCACTTCTTAAGACAAAAAACAACAGGTGTATTGCTCTTAGAGGCATTGTTGGCAAGTGCGTGTCTTGTTTTATTTACGAAAATCGCCCACAAGCGTGTTCAAATTTTCAAAAAGGCAGTAAACTTTGTTTAGAAGCTAGAGAGAAATTATATGGCAACACCACAACAACTTTATAGGGGAACAGCACCTGCGGCGATGACGAAGATGGGCGACGGCATGGCAGACGCTTATGCTAGAGTTGGCGCAATTGAAGGGGCTGGTTATGCCAAATTAGGGGAAAGCATTGGGGGAGCACTTCAGGCTATTGGTGGTATGTATGGTGACTACAAAAAAGACAAAGCTATTGTCTCAGCGCAGTCAAAAGCATTGGACACATTTAAGCCTTACCTTCCAAAAGATATGGCGACAACTCTAACCAATCAATGGGATAGCATGAACAACTCAGACACTACTTTGGCTGAGAAAAAAGAGTGGTTGCATAACACAATGGGCATGGCTGGAAATGCAGTAGCCCAGCAGTTTAAAATGCAACAAATTGGTGCGGAGCAAGGAGGAGCAACTGGTCGTACAATTATCTCTGAAAATGCTGCTACTGGACGAAATGACGCATCATTACAAAACGCGATGGAAAGACAGCGGTTTGATGCACAGATCAACACTTACAATAATGCTGGTCTTATTAACCTTCAAAGAGGTTCGGCATTTAGTAATCCTACTTTTGGAATTGGCACACAAGCAGGTGGCGGGCTTTATCGTTAACCTTAGGTAAAACATATGGCAAACGAAATAAATGTTTTTGGCCTTAAAGACCCCAATAATATACAGTTAGCCAAGGATCTTGCTAGCTATAGAGAGGGAGTTGTTGGCTCGTATGCTGCGGCAAAAGCTAATCAAGCTGCATCTGCTGCTGCACAAAGACAACAAGCAGAAGAAGATTTACGGAAACAGTATGAGTCTATTCCAAATCAAAACAAAATATTGCCAGATGGAAGTGGGCTTTATCCTGCTATAGACCACGATTTTAAAGCTGCCGCAAAACGAATTGAGTTTAATCATCAAAGGTCGATGATTGACCCTAATGACACTGCCGCTGACACTCGGTTGAAAATGCTCAACGAAGCAATTCCAGTAAAGGAACGTCAGGACTTTGTTGATACCGACTTGTACAAAAATGCTGTTCAAGAAAACACTAATAATAAAGAACGTGTTACGATGGCAAATAGTTTACATGATCAGTTGTTAAAAATGAAAGCTGCAATTGATAAAGGCGACATGACGCTTGCAGCAAATATTGGTAAAACAGGGATTATGAAAACTGTTAATTCCCTGCAAGGAAAAGATGCTGTAAGTGCTAGTGAGCAAAACACTCGATACCAAGATTTACTTAGTTTTCCAGACATTGTAATTCAAAATAATACAGGACAAAGCGTAACTCAACAGCTTTTGTCTAGGATGGCAATGGCATTTGGAAAAGATCAAAAACAGTTTAATAGTCTTTCTGAACAATTTAATGGATTGGTAAAAGGTGCAATTGAAGCTGATCCTGTTAATTTTTATAAGACAGTTTATGAATTACATAATGCTGCTGTAGATACAGCAGACCGAAATGTAGATCGAATTCGTGATATGACTAGTCCTTATCACGCTAAGTTAATGCAAGCTAATAAACCGCAAAGGTTACCAGCAGAAGCTGCACTAGGAACGCAAATGGTAAATACTGGCACTCAGTATGCCCAACAAGCACCGCTTAGTATTCCAGTCAGCACTGGTGCAGCAAGTACAACATCGGGCACAGTTACCACTGGAACTTCTCAAGCAGCACCTGCTGGTGTAGATCCGGCTTTGCTTGATGTTATGAGGAAAAAAGGCTTAATTAAATAATATGCCTGACTATTCCACTATGTCTGATACAGAGCTTCAAGCTCTGTACAACCAACAGACGAGTCAAGCTGCCCGTGCTCCTGCTTCTGCCCAGCAACCTCAAAGTCAGGATTACAGCAAGATGTCTGACGCTCAGTTGCAAGAGCTATTCAGACAACAACAGGCTGCTCAACAAACTGTTAAAGAAGATCCACGCAATCTTCCTCAACCGATTTCATCTGATGACCGCAAAAACGTAGCGGCAATTCTCAGCAACATAAAGCCAAGTAGCCCTGATGGCATGGCTTTATCTATGCCTAAGATGAGTCAAGATTTTGTTCGTGACTTTAGATCTATTACAGGAGTTCACCCCGAAACGCTTAGGATTGATAAAGATACAAGCAACGAAAGATTTGCCACTTCTGCTAAAGAAGCATTCAATGCTGCGGTTGCAGATGGCTTAATTAAACCTGAGTTTTCACGAAGTGAGCTTAAAGAAAAGTTTCAAAACTTTGAGGCGAAGTGGAACGAGTATAAGACAGAAATGGAAAGCAGTATGCTTGGTGCTGCTGCTCGTGGAGCAAAAACTTCAGCCCTCCCTACAGTTGCTGCTGTAGGTGGAGCTTTGCTAGGTTCTCCCTCTGTGGTTGGTTCTATAGGTTTAGGGGCTGCTGCTGGAATGGGTGCTGCCGTTGCTCAAGAACAACTTTTCCCATTAACCAGTGAGGAGAAAGCACAACGTGCTTTTGACCAAAGTAAAACTTCTACAAGGAATGCTCGGTTAGCTGGCGAAATTCTTCCCCAGTTTGTAACAGGAACTGTAAGACCAACACTAAACGCAAAGTTGTTTAGTTTAGCTCCCGATGCGCTTAAACAATTTATTGGCACGACTGTCTTAACAGCAGGACTCCCTGCTGCAATTGACTACGTACAGGGTAATAAGTTTGATCCTGAGAGATTTGCTTGGGGCGTTGCAAATGCTGCGTTTGTTACTCCTACAAGGTTTGGTCAAAAGTTATTTGATAAATCTGCGAGAACAGAAATGCTTGCCACTGAAGCAAGAAACAAAATTTTTGCTGATGAGCGTTTTCTTGGTATTAGTGGAGCAAATAGAGCAGATGCCGTTGCTCGTCTTAGAAACTACGGGGAAGCTTCTATAAATGGTATTCAGCCCATGATGGGGGAGTACTTGGAAAATCAAGCCATTATTTCTTTTCAAAAAGCACTTCAGAACTCTAAAGAAGGTGCGCGAATGAGACAAAGGCAATTTGATAATCAAGTTGCTGCTGCTGCGGCTAACGAAAGGTTAGCGGGTTATGAAACGCTTGTTGATGATAGGGCTGCTAGAACTTTTTTTGAACAGCTACACGCTGAATTAAATACTCAAGCTCAACACGCAAGACAACAGTTAATTGCTCAAGGGAATGCAGATGCTGAAGCTATTATAGCACAAGCTCACGCTCAGTCAGAGGCTTTAAATTTAGCCCGTGAACAAGGAATTATTACTGCTGAAAATGCAGTAACATCTGCTAATAGCGTTTTTTCTCAAGCTGTTGAGGATATTCATGCCTCAAGAGGAACTAGCACTACCGCATCTACAAGAGCAGTCAACTTGCTTGATGCGTTAAAAGATGCTGCCTATGTACCTGTAAGACAAGCATATGCCGCAATACCTAAAAATGCTATAACGGATTACCAAAACACGTATAGAGCAGCAAAAAAAGCAGCATCTAAAACAAGCCTTGGCAGTTTAAAAAATGTTCCTGCTGTAATTTCAGACATTCTTCAGCAGTATGCTCCTAGAATCGGCAGAGGTGGGAAATCCATTCTTCCAAGAGTGCGTATTTCGGTAATGATGAAAGACCTTGAAACAATTACTGAAGAAATTTCAAAAGCTGTTCTGGCAAAAGAAAATTCTACAGCAAGATTGCTTGGTCAAATTAAAACAGGAATTGAACGCGATCTATCTGTTGCTGAAGCTAGTTATGAAGGTATTAGAATAGCAAAAGATTTATACTACCAATACGCACAAAAGTACGTAAACGGCACAGTTGGTAATATGCTACACGCATCTCAATCCCTTGATAAGGACTTGAGATTGTCTGAGATGCTTTATTCTAAAAGCTCTGAGCATCAAACTCTGAATGGCCCGCAACAGTTACTTGCTGCTCTGAACGGATCTGGTGAAGACATGGTTCTTCAGCAGTTGTTAAACGACATGGCACAGCAAGGTGGAGGCACAAGTGCATCACTGGAAAAATGGATCAATAGTGACAAGATTTCTAGGGTGCTTGCCACGTTCCCAATGCGTAACCAACTTGAAGCTGTCATTAACAGGGTTCGTGATGCTGAGGTAATGGCGGGTAGGGCTAGGGCTGAACTTGAAGCTAGACGAGCAGTTCCAATTGAACGTCCAAATAGGGCTGAACTTGATCGGGCACAACAAGTAAGACAACAAGCTAGAGATACCGCAGAGATTCAATACAGAGCAGAACGTGAGCGTTTGCAGAATGAAGCATTCACAGCTTTTGTTGGCGCAGACTGTCGAACTGCAATTCGGGATATTATGTCCTCCAGAGACCCTGTTGGCGTTGCAACTCAAATGATGCAAGCGGCTGCTAGTGATGCGTCTGGGGAAGCTGTTGTAGGACTTCAAAATGCCATGAGGCAGCATTACAAAGAAGCAGTTGCCAGTACCAAAGCACTTACTTCTGGGTTGAACATGGATGATCCACTTCAACTAAGTCAGTTGCAGGTTATTAGCGGAAAGATCAATGCGGCACTGGTAGATAATGGCCCACTGCGATCTGTAATGAATGTTATCTTACCTCCCGGTGAGCTTCAGACACTTGATGTCTTAAGGCGACAGGTGCAGTACATTACCAATCCATTTCGTAACGTAAATGGCGATTCTGTCACTGCCTCAATGCGGGGTGCAATGGGTGCTATTGAAGATGCACTTAATAACAACGCAATTGGGATTCTTGGAAAAATTGCACGAGGTGGCAACCTTAACAGGTACATCCAGAATGGCACGACTAGGTTCACCGATGCCATGCAGTGGCTTTACTATGGTCAACCAGATACCATTCGCCCAAATAATAAAGCTGTAAACGCCATCAAAGGATTTGCTGAAGAATGGTTTGGTTTGACTGGTAAACGAATGGAAGAACGTGCGGCAGAGTTACTTGTCGATGCTATGCTAAATCCTAGCACTATTGGGATTGAGGCTATCCAAGGTAACCCTGCATCTCCTAGAATGCGGGCATTTATCCGAGCTTACGTAATTCAAAAAGACCAGTTGGTGGAACAACCTACTGTGTTGCCGTTTAACAGTTTAAACACCAAAGAGGTGCAACTTGAGAATGGTAAGTTACTCAAAGATGGAGTGACTGGGTACTCGATCCAAAACACCGCCAATAAGTTCAAGGTTTTTAACCAAAAAGGTGAACGAATCGGGATTTACAACGACCTTGAGGAAGCTAGGCAAAGCGCAGTAGTGTCTTATAATAAGCACATTATGAACGTGAAGTCGGGTAAGCAAAAATAATTCTTAATTTTCTGGACGTTGGTCTAGATCGGAATAAGTTGAGTGCAGCTTTGGTGATTGGGAGTAGCACAAACGCTCCTCCCCCAAGCTAACGTAAAACAAAAAAAAATATGAAAGTAGCTAAAGTTCAAGACATTGCCAACCTCGCAGATGGGTCTGTGATTGGCGAAATGAAGGTGCAGATTAAAGCGGCATTTCCCCCTAAAACGGGAGAAGGCAAGTATGGGCCGTGGAGAGTTCAAGCGTGCATCGTCAAGGATGGCACTGGCGAGATTCGAGCATCATTCTGGACTCCAGAAGATATGCAACCGCTTGTTGGCAAGGTTGTGACTATCAAGGCACAGGCTGGAAGCAAAGGACTGCAAGGGCTATCCGTGCAGCATAACAACCACAGTGGCGCGAATGAATTGAAGGTAACCGACAAGGCTGGCATCTACGAAGGAGACGCTCCTGCTGTAGGCGAGTATGTTGCTCAAGCCACTGCGAAAGTACAAACTCCGCACTCTGCTGCTGCGACAAGTCCAACAACTGCACGCAAGCGTTTGTTCCAACAGGCGCAGTTATATTCTGAGTGCATCAAAGCCGCATTGTATATCCGCGAGCAGCACAAACTGTCTGACGACCACTTTCAGGCTGCTGTAGCTTCGATGTACATTAGCGCAGATCGTGCAGGACTCTTTGCCTGTTTCCCTGACGGGGCAAAGTCCGCTGAACCTGTTCCTGTACCTCCACCTGTTCGTGATGAGATTCCATTGTTTCACGATGAACTCAGCGATGACATTGGCTGGTAATGAATGCTCGCCAAAAGGGAGCAAGAGGTGAACGCCTCTGGCGTGACCAGCTTCGTGAAGCTGGGTTCACAGCCAGACGGGGGCAGCAATTTGCAGGTGGCACAGATAGTCCCGATGTCATCTGTGAAGAGCTAAAGAACCTTCACATGGAGGTGAAGTGTGTTCAAGCCTTGAACCTTGATGGTGCTTGCGATCAAGCCAAGCGAGATGCAGGTCAAAAGACTTGGATTGTTGCCCACAAAAAAGATCGCAAGGATTGGAAGGTTACAATGTCTGCTGAGACGTTTTTCCATTTGCTCCGTGAAGGCATGGATTGTCTTAAATAAAACTTTTCCATTACGTAAACTATTCTTTGGCGAGACGAGGCCGTAATGGATAAACGATGGGGCGCGACACCGAGATCAACGCGCAAATTTAATTATAAACAAAACTATGAGCGATAGATACCGAGCGATAACAGAGTTAGCAAGAATGCGGAGGATAACCCCAGAGGAGTGGGTTATGATGATAAACGAACTTGACGATAGCATCCGAGAACAGGTTGCTAACATCATTTGGTGGGACTTCTTTGGCACAAAGACTCTTGGGAATAAGTGGCATCACCTTGACCACATTATCCAGAAAAGAATCCCTATAGTAGCAGAGGCAGGTGAACTTTATGCTGCGCTGCTCAAGTGCAGCTATGACCCAAGGATAGCAGCAACAAGGTTAAATCTGAAGTCTAAGGGATGCAAACCACGGCACGCTAAGAAGGGAGCTTCCAAATGAACATTTCGATCAAAGTTACCTATGCCTCAGGCACTGTCACCGAAATACTCATTCCTTGGGAGGAAAAGGCACTGACTGCTGTCTCCTATCTAGGAGAGGAGGACAAGGGGGTAGAAACCCCCTCCAAGACGCAGGAAGAGCTAGATGCCGAGTTCTCTTCGGATTACAAATTGCAGCAAGACGACTTGAGGCCAAGCGGCAATCGGTACAAGTCAGTTGCTGATCTTGCAGATAGTTTAAATATTGTTAGGGAAAAGGAGGAGGGGAAGGGGATTGGTAGGATAGGGGGTGTGGGGGAAAGGAAGGAAAGGGGTGGGGAGGAGGAAAAACCCGACCAAGAAATTGACTTGTCACAAGTCACCTTCGATACCCAGACCACTTGTTATCAAGTGCCACTCAAGACCCTCAACGACTTCATCGCCGCTTACGGACTTGAGGCAGTCAAACGTGAGTTCCCGCTTGCCAAGGCTTGGCTATCGGCAAATCCCAAGAAGCGCAAGACCCATCAAGGGACAGGTAGGTTTTTAAATGCTTGGTTAAGCAGGGCACAACAACCTGTGCATTTTATCGACTACAAAGCTGCCATGAAAAAACCAGAGACTGGCAGTCTGCTTAGTCCATCAACCGACAGTCAGGAGGGTTGGTAATGCAAATCCCACTTGCGACTGAATCAGAACGTAGCATTGCTAGCGTTGCGCTCAATAATCCAACCACGTTTCTAAATATACTTGATGAAAAGCGTTTTAAGATATCAGACATATTTGATGCATTGAGCAGAGCAATCGTTGAGGTTGTCTTAGATTTAACCTCTCGATCTGTTGCTGTAGATGTTAGAATTGTATTTGAAAGTATACGTGAACGTATACCGACAACTCAATTTTCTGAATTAACGCTTATTTATACCTTGATGCCGATTGAGGGGGCATTACCAAACCTGCTTGATATTGTTAAAGCCACTGCGAAGCGTAGAGCTTTGCTGATGGTCATGCAGGAGGGGCTGGCGAAGATTGATACGTATGACGTTAAGACACCTGACCTAGTGAACCAAGTGCAGATGAAGGTTGATGCAATTCAGAACGAGTTGAATCCTCCTGCCATCATGGATACTAAGGCCATCATCATGGAACGTCTGCACATTTATGAAACAGGCGGTGACCAGTCTCAGCGGATTCAGACAGGGTTTGATAAATTAGATAACCTTACCCCGATACGACTTGGTGATTTTGTAGTTATCGGCGGTGAAACAAAAAGCGGTAAAACAATGTTAGCGTTGAATATTATAGCACATCTATTATGACAAAAATCGTAAACTTAACCCCACACACTATAAATGTGGCGGGGCATACACCAATCAATGCTTCTGGTGAAATAGCCAGAGTCAACTTTCAGATCATCCAGACAGGTGAGATTGAAGGGATACCAGTCATGGAAACCTTAGCTCATGGCATCAGTGGACTTCCATCTGAAGCACAAGACACAGTGTACATTGTACCAACAATGGTAAGACAATACTTCCCAAAGCGTCGTGACTTGTTGTCACCAGCAAAGCTTCTGCGAAATAGTGTTGGAGCAGTGGTTGGATGCGTTGGATTTGAGATTAACCCAGAACTAAAATAAATATGAACGACGAAATAGAAGAACAAGAAGAAGAATTAACAATCGAGCAAAAGCTCCGAAATGAACTAGCATGGCGAACGCTGGAACGGGATCGAGCATTGGCTACTATTAAAAATCCACCACCATGTCTTCAATGTCAGGCTTATGAACGTGAGATTTCTGTCTTAAATAATCTTAATTTAAAATTAGCCGTAAGGAATGATAAGCTTGAAACCATGCGCGAGGCATTAAGACAAGCAAGCCTTGGTGAGTTGTGTGGAATTGAATGCGCTGACCCTACAGATTTGACAGGATTGGAGGAACGGGAATGACCAACGAACAGATTAACGAAATGATTTCTGTAAATGGATATATATATTCTTCAGTCAAACAAGCAACAGAAGTTTACATTGATTGGCAAGAAGATGGAGGAGAAGCATTTGCTGCGCTGATTGATATATTGTTTGAGAAGAAAATCATCAACACTGCTGATCTTGAAAGATTGTTCAAAATTGAAAAACACACAGTGAAGGAGGTGCAGATATGACCAACGAACAGATCAACGTAGCGATTGCTGAAGCGTGCGGGTGGGCAGACATCACGCGGATTACATCAAATGGTTGGTTGCACAAAAAGTTGGTAGGCACACACAAGGGGATGCCAGTGACCTTTGACGTGCATACGCCAATACCAGACTATTGCAACGATCTAAACGCGATGCACCAAGCGGAGGAAACTCTCCCAGATGGCGAGTTGTGGACGATGAAGTACAATCTGCCGTCGCAGGGAGGGCTTGAGTTTAGGTCAACAGCCCGTCAACGCGCAGAGGCATTTTTGCGGACGCTTGGCAAATGGGAGGAGGTGCAGGGATGAACGTCATGCCTGCAAATGCAACAGGCTGGTTCTGGCATTGCCTAGCCCGCGAGACTGGTAGGATTGGTCATTTATTTAGCCCAGACGCTCAGCGTGGGCCGTGGCCGTGGATGCCTTATGCTTTGGATAACGGTGCATTTGCGGCTTGGGACATGGCCGCTAATATCTGGGACGAATCCAAGTGGGATGTTCACGCTTGGCGAAGAATGATCTTTTGGGCACAGGCTCAGGAGCAATTACCACTCTGGGCCATTGTGCCGGATTGGATTGGAGACGGTCAGCGCACCATCGAGCGTTATCACCAATTCAAGGCTGAAATTCCATTTCCGCTAGCACTAGCAGTGCAAAACGGAATGACGGCAGAGGCAGCTCGTGAATTAAACCCAGACGTGATTTGCGTGGGCGGAACGACTGAGTGGAAGTGGGAAACCGTTGAAATGTGGGTAAAAGAGTTTCCGCGAGTCCATGTTCTTAGGGTCAACAGTCCTTCAAAATTAGATTATTTGGAATCCCTTGGAGTGGAAAGCTGTGACGGCACAGGCTGGAATCGCGGAAGTCGCGATCAAACCATAGGACTGGAACTTTGGGCAAGAAAAAACCCTAACCCACGCACAGACTTGCTGACTCCGTTTACCTGTAGACAAGCTAAAGATAAATTACAAATGACATTCGCATGACACATCCACACGATTTGCACAAAAACTGGGAATTACAGAAAGAAATTGAATCCCTCAAAGCCAAACTGCAAGAAGCTCTTGAGCGCATCCGCGACTGCGACTGGGTAATTACGCCGCATGATCGTATGGACGCTGTGCGGGCGATTGCGCGGGAGGAGGGAGAAGTATGACCAACGAAAAGATAAACGCAGCGATTGCTGAGGCGTGTGGGTGGTGCTTTGAGTATGGGCATTGGGTATTGCGAGTCTCCGGGAAATTGACGCGCAGCCGATACGAATTGCCAGACTACTGCAACGACCTTAACGCAATGCACGAAGTGATTACAGCACTACCAAAAGAACGCAGACATAATTATTTAGGGTATTTATTTGAAGTGGTAAACGTAAAGAAAGTTGGAGAAATATTTAACGCACACAACGCAACCGCCCGACAACGCGCAGAGGCATTTCTGAGGACACTAGGCAAGTGGGAGGAAGAGAAATGAACGAAGCAGGTGAACAAATTCTGCTGCATAGGATCAAGTCACTGGAGTGGCTGATAGATGTTAAGACCGAACAACTCCATAAATTTAAAAACGCCCTTGAGTGTATCCGCGACTGCGACTTCGTCATCACGCTACCAGACCGCATGGACGCAGTGCGGGCCATTGCGCGGGAGGCGTTGAAATGGACATCCAATTAGATCAAAACACGATCATTAGTGTTCCTGATTTGCCCGGAATACAGATTGTTGTAAACGGCAAAATCTGGAGCTTTGACTACAGTAAGTATTGGGGGCCGATTTGGCTTAAAAAAGATGGGACTGATAGAAAATGTCAAAATCCAAACAAAGCAGTTTGGAAGGCATTTGAAGAATGGAAGAATAAACACGAACACAAATAATTAAACATGACTACACAAGAAATAATTGTCGCAGCACGGGAAGAGAAATCTAAGTAAATAATATGAAACCAACAATAATAACAGACAGACCGATGGCTCACTACAGAGCAGATGAAGGGTTGAGCAAGCATCAGTTCGACAATTTTCTTGTCGCTCCTGCTTACTACAAGTTTAAGCAGACTAAAGAGTGGAAGCCGTCCCGTGAGATGATCCTTGGAACCTGCATTCATTCCCTCGCCATCGAGGATAGGATTGATTATGCGGTTGGGCCGAGCGTAGACAAGCGCACCAAAGCAGGGAAAGAAGAGTGGCAAATTTTCTGTGAAGAGAACATGGGTAAAGAGATTGTCACCGCCGAGGAAGAGGCAAGGATCACAAACAGTAGCTACAAAGCCAGACAGCTTTTGGGTAGTTGCAAGATTCAGCACATTGAAAGCTCTATGTACTGGGAACGGGGTGGCGTTCTTTGCAAGGGACGACCTGATATCATTGGCGAGTTCAACGGCAGACCTGCAATTGTTGACCTTAAGACAACCTCTGATTTCAACAAGTTTGACCAGAAATTTTGGTCATTCAACTACGACCTGCAAGCAGCATGGTATCAACGTGGGTTGATGGAGATCATAGGCGCACAGTGCGACTTCTGGTTTCTGGTTGTTGATACTGAGGAACCGCATTTTGCCCAGTGGGTTCTTTTATCCAGCGAGGCTATCGAAAAAGCGAATGCCAGAATTGATGATGGGTTGGAGCAGTATCTTGACTGTGTAGAAAACAATCATTGGCCTGAACCTCCGCTCACCAGAGTCTTGATGAGCAAATACGCATGAAAGTATTACTCAGAAGAACAGAGGTGATTGATAATTCCGTGCAGTTGCCTCGACCAAAGGTTACTCAGGAGGTGGTAGTCGTTGGAAGTGAAGCGGGGTGCAGGGCAATACTTGATGATATGGCCCTGCTCCCTGAGAATCAGAGTTCAGAACAAATCGAAGTCACCCTGTACATAACCAAGTGGCAGGGACAGCAAACACATAACAGTCAAACATTTACAAAAAACAATGGAAAAAGGAATATTGATAGTGTCGTTGGAAATGCCAGCAAGCCAGATCATCGACAGGCTCGTCGCGAAGATAGGAAACGTCCCGTTAAGAAGTCTGTCTGAAGGAGTTAAGACAGAAGCTGAGATGCGCGGAGTGCAGAAGGCACTCACTAAACTAAGTCAGAGTAAACTTGTGGTGCGTGATGATCTGTATGACATTTCAAGCATTTGTGCTACAGCTAGAGCAATGGCAAAGAGTCAGACGGGATTGTCCCTTTTGTTCGTGGATTACCTGCAATTGGTTCGGTGCGATCTTGGGCGCAATTCAACTCGTGAACAAGAGGTGGCTGAGGTGAGCCGCACGCTTCGTTTACTAAGTCTTGAGCTAAACTGTCTGGTGATTTCCATCACTCAGCTAAATGAACAGGGTAAGTCTCGTGAGAGTCGGTCAATCCAACAGGACGCAACGGCCATTATCACGATCAAGATGGAAGAGGGGAAAGAGAACTCCGAGAACAGAACTATTGTGATACCTTACCAGCGAAATGGCCCTTGTGGAGTCCACACAACGCTAAGATTTAACGGACGCACGGCATCATTTTTAAACCACCATGAGTGAAAAACCAAAAAAACAAAAGCGGTACAAATCACCTGAGACAAAAGCAAGGCAGCTTGCTGGTTTGTCTGGGGTCAGAATCGAGGATCACGTTGAAGGATGCGGGCACATTGAAAAGATCAATGGCAAAGGTGATTGGGCTTCCGTGTCAGAAGAGCAACGAAAACAAATCCTAAATTTGTACTGTGCAGGGAACACGATTACTGCGATTGCCGACAAACTCAACCTCAGTAAGACAGTGGTCGGTGATGTTAAACTTCGTGCGCTTGATACCGATACTCAGTTTGCGAATGCCATGTTTAAGGTGAACATTCGCAGGAAGCTTCAGAATGTTGCTGACTTATCTGCCGATAAGGTAGTGGAGTTGATCCCAGAGATGAACGCACGGGATGCGACACTTGCTCTATCCAAAAGCATCGAAGCATTAAGCCAAATGGAAGCGGTGAAGATGCCAGAGGTACAGGTAAACCACTTGCACCTTCACGCTTCAGACATTCAAAGACAATTTTTAGAATACATGGGAGAATCAGAAGAACAAAAAACAATAGACATATGACACAACACGAATTCACATTCGACGCAAAGAAAAAGATGACGATCATGGAAAGGTTTTCCATGTTCCACGAAAAGAACCCGCACGTTTACACAACGCTGGTTGAGATGGCGAGGAAGGCGAGCAAGAACGGGACAAAGCAATGCAGCATTGCCATGCTCTTTGAGGTGCTGAGGTGGCGGACAAACATTGAGACAGAACGGATAGATGAATTCAAGATAAGCAACTGTCTCCGTGCGCCTTACGCGAGACATATTATGGCAGAAAACCCAGAGCTTGCAGGAATCTTCAACCTTAAAACAAGTGAAACAGACGACCACTTTTAAACATGAAGGTGATCTACAAAAAATACGGGTACGATGCGCGGGTTGATCGGATTGGTTGCGTGATTGTCTCACGAGATAACAAAGGCGCAGTCAATGCAACGCTGGTTGGCGAAAAGCATCCGTCCCAAGATTGGAGAGAAGTAAAGCTGTTTGGTTGTCCAGACAATATCAGACAGGAAATAATCGAAGCTCACGATAAGTATTTAAGCTAAGATACGGACACAAAAAAGCCCACCCTGACTAAACGGGGTGGGCTTTCTGTTGTCTAGTTGTCTTACTTTTTAAATAAGAGAGCGTTAAGGAATGCTTGTGATGCGGCAATTGCTGTGGCAATTGTTGCGCGTCCCTTAAATATGGGTTCACTCACTTCAAATCCATCGCCTTGGCTTTCACCAAATCGGTAAACCGAGTATCCTTTTTTGGGGCTGAAGTCATAGTGAAAGTTCCCCTTGTTTGGAGTCGCTTTACCCTCAGAGGTTGTCCAAGGAAATTCAGGTGATCCAGTTGTCTTGTTAATTTCAGACAATATTTTGTCGAGTTTGTTTTTGGTATTGTTGTCGAATTTATTCATCGGTTTGGTTTGGTTAAATGCGGTTTATTCCGCTTGCATCCCCCTGCTTTAAGACAAGGGGATGACAGCGAGGCAAGCCGTTTAGTACTCCTCAGGAAGAAGGATTGTGGTAAGCTTCCTATCCCATTCTGTGATTACATACAGCTTCTTTCCCTCCGCTGACTTGTACGCTGACAAGATCCTTTCCTCACCGATTAGTGCAAGGTTGTTGCTTTCCTTATCCTCTTCATCCAAATCGCCCCAGTCGCCTAATGTGTGGCGAGTGATGCACAAGATTACAAAGGCTTGTGTGAAGTTTTTGGTGATGCCTTGGGTGACGCATACATCACCCAGTTCAAATTTCCCCTGCCCGCTTGAGATTGCGGCCATCGTTTGAACGTCTTTTTCGTTCTTGGGTTCACTTAGTTCGATTGCGATTGTGATTTTCATTTTGTCTTATTTGTCTGATTTATTTTCGGTTAATGTAGATATCGATTGCGGTTGCCCATACCATCAAGGCTAGTATAGCACAGCCAAGAATACTCATGCATTCTATAAAAGAAAGGTGAGCGAAACGCAAGAGTATTCCATCTAGCATGAACAAAGCCATGCAACATACTGCGATTATAATTAGTGTTTTCATTGTCTTATTGTCTTAGGTTATTCGTTTGCTTCTGGGAAAATACCGAACATTCCTTCAGCAATATCCATGCGGTCTTAATACGTCATAGATTCAAACGCTTCCAAAGTGTCTAAGCCAATCGGGTCAACGTATTCCCCCCATAGGATGAAGCTTTCGCAGATGGCTTGTAGTGTCGGTCTTTTATTCATGTTTTTATTTAGTGTTTAAAGGAGCGGGATTGCTCCCTACTGCTTCCCCCGTTTATAGGAGAAGCAGTCTGGGAACTATCTATCGCTTACAGATTGCTGATTCTAAAGCATCAAAGCAAGTGAAGGGGAAAAGTAGCGCAACGTCATTCCCCTTAGCTAGGCACGCCCTTGCTAGTGGCACTGCTTCTACTTTCCTGAGATAGTCAACGGCTATGTCTTCGCATGAATTAAAGGCGTGGTCATAGGGAATGAATCTGCTTTTCCCTTTGAGAGGAAACGTCAGCTTTACCCGTGATCCCTTTATGTTAGATGCGGGAACATACGAAACGATTATGCTGACTAGGTTCTGTGGTGCTTGTGGTGCTTGTGGTATCATACTTTTGTTTGTCTTAGGTTGTTTGTGCTGTCTTGTCTGATCAGCCTGCTAGCCTCTCCCTTTTTAGGGAAAGGCTAGATAGCCAGTCAGTCTACTGCTCGTTCAGCTTAGCAAGCTGCTTCTGAATCCATTTAACAGGCTGAGTGATCAACTCGTCAGTGTAATGCGCCTCGCCTAGTACTATGTCAGAGGGGCTAGCGTTGACTAGTTTGCGAACGTCTCGCTCGGATGCCCATCCTCCACAAAAGCCAGTCTTAGCGTACCCAAAGCTCATGGCAAGCGTCCTATCGAATGAGCAAGCACTGAGACAGTGAGCAATCCGAGCCATATCTACGGGTGCTGTAGGCATGCGCACCATCAGACAGGTTGAGCCGTTATGCTTAGCGTTTCCATCAAGCTTTGTGAATGTCCAAAGCTCTATGGGTCGACCCTGCTTCACAAGCTGCATGACTAGGGCTAATGCGACTATGCCACGTTTGAGCAGGATGTCCGCTGAGACTCCTGCACTGCTTGTGGTACAGACAAAGACTCGCACAGGTGCTTTTTCGTTTGGGCGCACCAGACGCGCTCTCATGCACTCAGGGTCACCAGACAGGAAAGCTGGAATGTCTGGGTAAGATCCTGCTACTTGGTACGTCCAATCGGGGCTCTCATTATCTAGCTCAGCTTCTATCTGTGACAGCAAAGCCTCAGCTTTTGGGATTAGGTCAAGATTGCCGAATTTCGTACGCTCCAACGTCTGAGCGTATGTCTCGCCTACCCATCCCGCATCATGCCTGCTAGATGGATTGGAGACTGCTAAAACGTCAGCGAGGAAAGCGTCAGGGGAATCCCAGACGTACCGAAAAGAATCACGCTTATAGTTTTCCATGATCTTTGTCTTAGTGTCTTAGCTTCTGTTCTGACTACTTGCTGACCCGATCCCAGACAGCTTGATCCAGTCCTTTCCTGAGCCTGCTCTCGATGGCTTCTTCCCAAGTCAATCCTGCATGAAGCAGGGCGCATCCTCCAATGGATGCTCTGGGACTGACTACGTGCTTAACACTGCCTTCAGAGGCTATCTTGGAGCGTACCTTCTGCACCAAGTCGACCCATTGATTGCCAAGCGTCTTATCTTCGATCCTGCCTAGGGCTAGCACACGCTCCAGCGTCTCATCGACGTCCCAACGGATCATGCAAAAGCGATCCACAAAAGCAGCATCAGGCTTGTAGCGTCCATTATACTCAGCGGTTGCTCCTTGTCCTATCGTGTTTGCACCAGCGATGCACACAAAGTTTGGATGCTTACGCACTGCGCCATCAGGAAAGTCCACGATCCCATTGGCGAGAGCAGCATTGAAGGCAAGCAAAGCCTGAGGCAAAGACGCATCCACCTCGTCAAAAAGATAGACCCCACCTTCTGTCCATGCCTTACGAAACGGGCGTGAAACAATACGGCCCTGAGCGTCGATAAAGCCAAGAAGCTTGTGCTCACTGTCCAAGGCTCCGTTGAAGTGGAATTCCAAGCCTAGCACACTGGCTACTTGCTCCGCTGCGGTTGTCTTACCCGTACCCGCAGGGCCGACGAGCCAAATGTTATCACCTGAGCTTACAGCCTTGAGAAGCTTGGTAAACGTCTTGTGTGCCAATGCCTGTTTATGCTCTCCAGAGTGCCTGTCCTTGTATTCAACTCGGACAGGTTGAGCTTGTGAGTGCAGCTTAATGAGCTCAATGACTTTAGTCTCATCAAGCTCAGCTTTTCCACCCTTAGCTTTGTTGAGAATGTCTAGTAGTACCTGAGCATCAGACAGAGTAACGCCACTAGCCTGAGCCTTGGGCTTTTCCTCAGCTTCAACTCTAGCTTCTTGAGCTTGTACGGCTTGGGAATTCGGAAGCTTGCCCGCAAGTATATCAGAGAGAAGTGAATCCGATAGGTCGAGCCAGATAGCGTTAAGCTCACTCATTTGTAAGCTGTCTACTGTGACCGAGCTAACGCCTTTAAGCTTAAGCCATTGGCGACCAGCTTTGCGGGCTTCTAAGCCTCTCAGAGGCTCAAGACGGGTATAAGTGATATCGTTTTGTACGTGTATGTTGTTTGTGTTCATGTTTATTGGATTGGGTTTGGGTTTGGGTTTGGGTGAAGCTTAGGAGATGTAAGAGACAAGCTCATAGAGCCCATTCTCTGAACGGTAGATGGATGCATGAGCGTATTGCTTGGTACGCTTGCCCTTAAGCGTCTCAAGCTCTCTATGATCTTGAATTGTTTGCCCGTATGAAACAGGGGAGATGAAGGTATACATTTCGCAGAAGTCGTCGACGAAGACGCCTCCGTTGTCGTGTACGTATTCAATATGGGCTCGCAGAGCATCAGCTAGTGTGTCGAAGTAGTTTGAGTTCATGGCTTTATCGTTTTTTTTAGGATTAATATGAGACTGAGCCTGCAATATAGGGTATCACACTGACAATCGTCAATGTCTGTTTGCATTATTTGTTCAATTTATTTTTCCCCCTCTAGAATGAGCAGAAACAATGCTTAATAGGAGTTTGCTTGTCTTGGCTATAGCCTATCTCAGACAGCGAGAAACAGCCCTTCACGGGGCTTATACGAACATGACTTGTAAGTGTCTTATTTGCAACGGCTTACAAGCGCATTTTCTTGAGAGTATGCGTATTATGGCATGGAATGCATGAAAGCCAGGTGTGCAAGGGTCAGGCATGGCATGACGTACAGGGTGGGACACGGCATGGCATAGGTAGGGTAGGACATAGGTTGACTGACAGGGTAGGACATTCAGTGTCGCAGGTAGGGTAGGACATTTAGTGTCTGGGGATGCGTCCACAGCCTTAGCCTCTGCTCTCATGCAAGCCGTCCGAATCAGACAACCTGTCCTTGTCTTAGCCTCTCCCCGCTCTCCCCTGCTTTCCCCTGCTTTGCTCCCTTGCTCCCCAAGCCATGCCATGCAAGCCAAGCCAGCGATCCAAACAAGCTCAGGAAAGCGAGGCTAAGACATGGAGACAAGACAAGCCAGACAGAGAGCGGGGGAGGGGGTCGACAGGCCGGCCCTATATGAAAATTGCAATGCAACCACCCACCTGAAAAATTTTTGCACTACAAGACTTGCCTACCAGCAAAATTTGCCGTAGGAATGTGTATAGAAATTGAACACACCTATGTCCATTAAATTTACAGTACCTGAAATTGACGTTAAGAATCGAGATGGAGACAAGTACAGCATCGACTTGTATCGTGAGGGAGAAGATTATGTGGAACGCAAGTGCTTCACATCTTTCAAGCGAGTGTTTCGATTTGACATACTTGACGCAAGTGTTGTTGAGGACTTGCAAGTACCAAGTGACTTACAAGTGCCAAGTGTAGATGATGAGTGTAAAGAAATTGAACACAATCCTCAGACTGGTGGACATGGAGTGAAGACTTGTAAGGTGAGGCGCATCCATGTAAACAATCGTTGGATTGAAACTGACATAGGCAAGATTTGGGTAGGAGCAAAGGGAAGCAGCCTAAAGGTTGGTCAGATTATTAGGGTATTGAATGGAGAGTTATTTTTGAAGCGCACCGAACCTAACCAAAGTCTTGTAAGAATTTGATATGGCAAAAAAACAGGTAAACTTATCAGTAAAGAAAGGCGAGAAATTGCCTGTATCTCAAGGGGCAGGATTAACTGCTAAAGGTCGAGCAAAGTATAATGCTGCAACTGGCAGTAATCTTAAAGCTCCTGCACCTCATCCTAAGACAGCAAAGGATGCAGCTAGGAAGAAATCTTTCTGTGCTAGGATGAGTGGCATGGCTGGGCCGATGAAGGATGCTAAAGGTAACCCAACACGTAAAGCTGCCAGCCTTAAACGATGGAATTGCAAGTAGGTACTTAGGTAACTATACTCCAGTAATGAGGAGTTCCGAGTGAGCAGAGTACCCCCAAGACTCAGCATTACTGCTTATCTTGGGAGTGTACTTGCTCTGAGAGACTTACTCCATATAAAGTATCGTCGTCGTTTCGCATCCACAGTATTGACCCATAGCTACCCGTTCAGCCAAGTCTTAGTCTCTATCGTGGACAACTGTGTAGTACTTGCAAGTTCTTGAACACCTGCACTTTTTAATCCAACCCTAGAGGAATAGTTGGAACTATGTCTTCGGCAGTGAGTCCATCTTTCAGGTGCTATCTCAGTGCGTACACGGCAGATCATGTATTGACCTGCGTGTTTAAAGTAGACCACCCCTAAAATTATGTCAACAACCTTGGAAGAAAAAAAATTATATCCCTCCGAGGAAGCTCGACTAGTTGCTAGGATTTTAAAGTTTCCGTTGCAGGAGCATCCTATCATGCCGATGCCCAATGAGGCACAACGGCAGAGGATGATTGCAAAGGTTGGGGTACAGGAGACTATGCGAATGTTCTTGATGCGAGAACAACGCATTAGAGCAGAGCAGGAAGATCCCTACAGGTATGGGACAGAGCTTGAAGCTTGGCCCGATGCAGACGGGTTGTTAAACAAGCACAACGAGCTTTTGATACTTGGAGGCAACCGAGCAGGAAAGACTGAGTATGCTGCCAAGAGGATAGCACAAGCTTTTGTAGGGCAAGATACCGATGGTTTGATGCCTGACTGGTTGAAGGAAAAGTCAAAAAAAAGAGGCTTAAACATTTGGTGTTTACATACGACACACATGACGAGTGTTAGTATGCAGCAGAATGTTTTCCATAAATACCTACCTACAGAACTTAAAGAAGCTAAGCGTAGCCATCAGATTCAAGTGGCTTGGACTCAGAAAAACGGATTTTCAGACAACACTGCTGTCTACAATAAAAATCAGATTTGGTTCTTGAACTATAGCCAAGACATTAAAGTGGTAGAAGGTGGTGAGGTAGACTTTGTCTGGTGCGATGAGTTGGTTCCTGCTGACTGGCTTGAGACGTTGCGGTATCGACTTATTACTCGAAACGGCAAGTTGCTAGTGACGTTTACCCCCATCCTTGGATATACCCAGACAGTTAAGGAGTTTATTTCGACCAGCAAGATTACGAGTTGGAAAGAAGCTGAGTTGTTACCAAACAACAATGTGATTGGTGTTCCTAAAGGAAATATGCCTTATACATCTGAAAGTGTGTACGGCAAGCATGGGTGTATCTGGTTTCATTCAAAGCTAAATCCCTACAACAATTGGGAGCGCATGAAACAGACGCTTAAGACAAGAAGCACGCATGATATCAAGATTCGTGCTTATGGCTGGGCAGAGCAGACAGCAGGAAGTCAGTTCCCTATGTTTGGAGAGGTAAATATCTTTGAGCAACCAGTTACTGAGTTGGTATCAGATGGTACAAACTACATGGTTGTTGATCCAGCGGGCGCACGAAATTGGTTTATGCTGTGGGCAAGAGTGGATGAACATGGTACTATTTGGGTGTATAGAGAGTTCCCCGATGCTAGTTATGGGGAATGGGCTATCCCTAGTGAGAAAGCGGATGGCAAAGCTGGGCCAGCACAACGTCAAGGGGCTGGTCGAGGTGTAAATGAATATACCGAGATGATCTGGCATCTTGAGACAGACAAAGACAAAAGGGAAGAAATTGCCGAGCGATACATTGATCCAAGGTCTGCTGGAACAGAAACTACAAGTAAAGAAGGTGGAATTACTCTGTTGGATTTACTTGCTGATGCTACAGATCCCCTGCACTTTTTGCCTAGTGTTTCGGTTACAGTTGATGAACGAGTTTTAATTCTAAACGATTTGTTATGCTATGATAGAGAGAAACCACTTGATAGTCAGACAAATCATCCTCGATTGATGGTTCATGCTGAGTGCCATAATTTGATTTACTCACTTAGGGAATGGACAGGAGCAGACGGGCAAAAAGGTGCTAGTAAAGATCCTATTGATGCTTTAGGATACCTTGTTGTGATGCAACCAAAGCACACAAACAGTGATAAATGGAAAAAACAGTGGCAATCTATGGTAAAATGTGGCAGTTATTAAAAAATCTTTATGCCCAATTCTAAGACAGATTCTTTAGCGATTGCGTCTTCAGTTCCAAACATTGGAGACTTGATGGGCGAATACAATCGCGCAATGGTAAACTCTTCTCAGGGGAATCTAGTTACCAAGTTTGATAACATTCGATTTGCTAGATGGTCAGGACAAACAGATGACGGCAAGAAACACAGTGAATCTCGACCTGAAGGTAGTCCTGCTTGGCCTTTTGAAGGTGCTTCTGACGTTAGGAATCGTATTATTGATTCTACTTGCAATGAGCTTACATCGTTGCTTTGTGCTGCTTTTGAAAGGTGTGACATTAGGGCAAACCCAAATGAGTTAAGTGATTGCGCTATAAGTGGAATTGCAACCACATTGCTTCGTTGGGTGCGTGATTCTAAGATGCCCCAGCAGTTGCGTAAAGAGGCTGAATTAGCAGCACAATACGCCCTCCAGTATGGATGGACTGCGTTCTTTATAGGCTGGCAACAGCACATCTCTAAACGCACTCAATCCATTACAATGGATCAAGTGATACAGATTGCCCAGCAGTCTGGAGTTCCAGAACTAATGGATCTTCCAAACATGATTATGACAGCACCAGAACAGGCTGCTGGAATGATTCAAATGGCTGTGTCTGGGGTGGATGCTAAAGAGTCTTTGCGTATGGTTGCTGAGTTAGCAACAACTGGTCAGACAACCTATTCTGAAGAGTATGTTAGCAAAAACTTGCCTGAGATTGTTGCGCTTAAACCTTGGGATGAGATTGTTTTTCCTCCTGAGGCCGCTGACTTGCAACGTGCAAGGGTAATTTTTCGCAGGACTTGGATGTCTGAAGTTGAACTGCGCGAAAAGATTACTACTGAAGGATGGAATCCAGATTGGGTTGAGCGTGCGCTTCAACAAATTGGCAAAAATAGTTCTTTGTACAATATTAACTTGTTACCAACAACTAATATGTTGGTTTACAATGGGTTAAACTATAGCAATATGGTTGAAATAGTGTATTGCTACACTAAGAGCATGGATGGTGATGCTCCTGCCATTTTTTACACTGTAATTTGCCCTCAAGCAACTTCCAACAGGTTTGAAGACTCCTCTTCTTATGCAATTCACGAACGTCTTGATTACGCACATGGCGAGTATCCGTTTGTAGAGTTTCGGCGTGAACAACTTCGTCGTGCTGTTGTAGATACTCGTGGTATTCCAGAGTTAGCGTCTACTGATCAGGACGAGATAAAGGCGCAACATGACTCAATCCGTGATTACACTGCATTTTCTACGTTACCTCCAATCAAAGTTGTAAAGCGTATTGGTGCAATCAATAAGGTAGGGCCAGGTATTGCGTTACCTGTTACTAATCAAAATGATTACACGTTCATGGAACCTCCTGCCCGTGAACCAAGTACGGCATTTAATTTAATTGCTCGTGTTGAAGCAAGTCATGCAGCTTATTTTGGCACTGTAAACGCCTTAGTTCCACCAGCTAGAACTCAGATGGCGCAACAGACTTTAGTCAACTCATGGCTAATGACTTGGAGAACAGTTTTCAGACAAATGTTTTCTTTGTGCTGTCAGTATATGCCAGCACAAGAAATTCAACGCATTACTGGCGGGACGCTTCCTCAAAATTTGTCTGAAATCCACAACGAATTTGATCTCAATGTTCGTTTTGATGTGATGAACATGGACAAAGAGTACGTGGCTCAAAAAATTGACTTCCTTACTAAAATTTCTCAGCTTGATAGTGGCGGTGTCTTAAATCGCAACAGGCTTACAGAGATGATGATCCAAGCAATTGCTCCAGAAATGGCTGGAGAATTGATTATGAATCAAGCACAGGCATCTCAAAAGATGTTTAAGGATGTCCAAACAGACATTGGTATGATGTTGCTTGGTAACGAAGCGTTATATCAAGAAAACGATCCAACTGCTCAGACAAAACTTCAGTACGCCCAGCAAGTTATTCAATCAAATCCCAAAGCTCAAGGAGCACTACAGAATGATGAAAACTTCCAAGCGTTGTTTCAAAATTATGTTAAGAGCTTGCAGATGTCTGTAATGCAGCAACAAAATGCTCAAATTGGTCGTATTGGAGTTACTCCAGTTCAACAGCAAATGTAAAAATGACACAAGATCAAAGAAATGCGTTTGGTTTTATTGGAACAAATCCCATTTGGGATGAGATGCTTTCTGTTATCCAACAAACACAAGAAGCTCTTTGGATGCAAGCTGTTAGCATAAACTCAAAGGGTGAAGATCGTATTCATGCTTGCGGCCAAGCTGATGGAGTAAACATGATTTACTCATTGCTAATTTCATTAAGACAAGAAGCTAGGAAATTAAATGGCTTGACTGAAGAATAAAATTTGGTAAAAAACCAATAACGGACTTCCCAGCGTTACTGGGATGATTTAATAAATAAGGATCTTGGAACCTTAAATCCATGAATGAAGATAATGTACAGCCTGATTCTGCGGGTCAGGAGGCAGAAGTTAATCCCGTTGCAAAACTCGGCATTTTAGATCAAGACAGTCTGAAAGGACTACTTGGTAGCTTCCTTAACGAGGAGGAACAGTCTGCTCCCACTTTAGTGGAGCAAATGGAAGAATCTGAAGATCCCGCTTCTTCTTCAGAAGAAAGCGATCTGTCTGATGATGATTCCTATCAGCCTGAGGT